GTTTATTTACATCTGAATATATTTGTAAATACAAAAATGGTGTTTTCTTAACACCCTCTTTGAGTCTTTCAAATTTTTCAATTGTATCAATTACAACTACTTCTCCCAATACAATTTACTCCAAATTTCAGTTGTTTTAGGATACACATCAAACATCAATTCTTTCATAGCCTTAGCATACAATTGTATTTCTATTTGTGAAGTTTTCTCATCTCGTAACTCTATAAAATTCATAATGGCCTGAAAAGATGCTGTCCAATATACTTCGGTGTATTGATTTAATGGTAAGATTATTCTAGCTTGTTCCTTAGCCATACCAGATTCTATCATTCTACTATATGCCATACGAACATTTTTCATAAACTCATTATATGTATCGTTCATTCTAGCCTGTTGTAAATCATCCAACACACCTTCACTTGCCTGTTTGTTATCATCACTCTGTTTTCTCCATACTTCAGGATGATAATAATCTTCTACTGGAACATATCTACCTGAAATCTCATTCCAAGCATGGTCTTTGGCAGAACTATTTGAAGTAGTCTCAATACCAACTACATGCTTGTACCATTGTCTCATAACAAACTCTGGTGCCTTTACATGGAATTGTACTTGTAAATGTCTAAATGGTGAATAGTGTTTATATTTGGCAAGATAGCGAACCAATCTTTCATCTGACTTATCAAATTTTGTTTTTCTTTTACCGAATGATACGCGAGCTGAATTAACTACTGTAAGGTCATTACCGAGCGAGTCTACAACCTCGATAAAACCTTTGTCTAATACTTGGGATTTTAACATAACTATAACCTTGATTTATTATAAATATATAACTAATTTCTCAAAATGTAATTTATTTAACTACTTCCCTATTCCTGTTTCAGTTTATCTATTTGTTCTTGGTCATGGTTGCCACCAAAGAACCTCCAGTCTGCAGGATTCCACCACTCAAAAGCATCTAAATCTTCTATTCTTGGTTTATTTTCATCATCACCTTTATTTACCTGTTCTAACCAACCCTTTTGATCAGGTACATCTGTTTCAGTTTGTTGCTCTACCATTATACCATCCATTACAACTTGTGTTAAATCAACCTTCATTACAGATTCAATACCAGTATCCCACCCCTGTAATCCTAAATTATGTGAAACTTTCATTATTTGAAACATACATCTCTTTCTATAATTATCAGGTAGGTAATCAACAGTAAATAAATCAAATAATTTAAGGCCAGCAATACCAGGCATAGTAAATGTTACCTTAACTGGTACTATTGGATCAACAGTTGCCTTTCCAGTCTTGGGATCTATTAGAGTATTATTTATTATACCGTTCATAGTTTTAGTATACATATCCATCATTCTACCATGTTTATCATATACAATATTATCAGAAGATCCATCTGGTTTTCTTTCATACCAATAATTTTTTCCATCTGCATCCTGTTGTCTTTTTTCACTAGCAATTAATTGTTCTGTTTCTGCTTTTGATTTTGCAGTATCTTCTACAGGATTTGACATAAAAGTAAGGGCTTTATCATCTATTTGCTTTAAATTATATGAACTATCTCCATCAACACGATCTACATATTCATTTTTTTGAAATGGTGTTAAAATTTTATCAAGAACCTCATCTTTAGAATCTACAGAATTTCCAGTTGTTCCTGGAGAATCCTTTGCGTATGAAGTATTACTTATTGCCATCAATGCCCTCATAGCTAACTCATCAGGACCAGGACCTGAAATATCGAGTCCTGCTGGTTTATTACTATGAAAAGTTGCCATAGTTGCCATTCTTGAAGAATGCTCTACACTTAATTGAAAATTTTTAATTATTGAATGTCTACCATATACTGAAAATTCAAATGCTCCATCAAATTTTTCTTTTCCTGGTTCATCTGTAGATTTTATACCCATATCAACATTGGGATTACAAGTACTTATTGTTGGTGTCCCAGATTGGTATTTATCATACACACCAATTCTAGTATTATCATCCTCATCTGCCCTAACTTCAAAATTCCAAAATCCAGTATATTGTGCACTTACAGTATTCCAATGTGCCATTAAACCACTTTCTAAAGTACTAACACCATCTTTCCATATTTGTTTTAAAAATTCACTACTAAAAACCATATTCCTAATAAAACCATAATCAAAGTCATCTGCTTTAAATTTAAAATTAGCAAAATGGTTTTCAATGCCTTCAATACGCTGTCCTAATATTTTATAATCAGTTATCATTTCTGCTGCTAATCCCAAATCTTTCATAACATCTTCACCAGGTAACTTAACAGTGGTACCTGGTAAAATTATATCAAGATTTTGTGTAGCAATATTACTATGAAATCTACACCTATTATTAAATTCAAATGTTTGCCCATCAAATTCATAATAATGTTTTGAACGAATATAATTTAATAGTGATGGAGCAAAATCAGGGGTTGGTCCAACTAAACCCTTAGCAACATCATTGGTAAATGAAAAATATGTATTAAGTACTACATCTTCAAACCATCCCCAAGTACAATATCCTTGTACACCATCATGATAACAATCTGGCTTTCCCTTTTTATAGGCAGATAATATATGTTTATCTAGTGTACTAACATAATTTATAAAATTATTATTAGCTTTCTTCATTGCTGTTGCAACATCTTTACCATCTGTAGGTTTTGTTTTATTAGGGGCTTTTGAAGAATCATCTGCGTTTTGAGCAGTAAACACATCATTTGCCATAGCAGTTAATTCCGTAGTACATTCATATTCACCATTTTGACCTACAGTATAACTAAAATTAACAATCTTACCAGTGGTAACATAATAATCACCACCCAATGATGTAATTTTATTTCGCTGTGCTCTATATAATTGTTGTAAACCATTAACAGTATCAAGTTCTGGTTTTTCTGCAAATACGGAAGGAATTGACCAACCAAATTCAACACATACAATTCTACCATGTTTTAATAATGCATTTTGATATTTTGGAAATTGATTTATATCCCACAATTTCCAATTAATAGTAACTCCTTGTACGGAATGTGATTTAAATTGTGTAGAAATACTAGTAATACCACTATGAGGTCTAAATGTCGCGGAAGCATCAGCGGTCATAAAATCATCTTGAGATGCTAAAGGACTATTTGCTGGATTAAATCCACCATTACCAGAAGAATTAAATGCACTTGATAATCTAAACAATTTTCCACTTTCATTATCAGTATCAACAACAGCAGAAATAACTCTAGCCCAACAGGCCTTAGTCAAAACAGCACTCATGGCCTTATTACCATCATCAACTGGTCCTAATGGAGATTTATTTTCAGTTTGTCTATTTATACCACGAATTCGTTCAAATAATTTTTTTTGAATATTTTTATGTATTTGAGTAATTTCAAACATGACTATTTAGGCTCTAACGAGTCTTGTTTAGAATTTATAATATCATGTTCAGCAAAAAAAGTCGATAAATCCATTGGTATGATAAGTTTAGTTCCAGATTCAAATTTAAACTTACCCTTAAACGGTGAATTTGCTCTTGCAATAACCCACCATAATGATTGATCATCATAAAACCTATTAGCAAGACTCATATATGAATCTTCATCTCTAGTATAATAAACAACATCAGTTTCCTGTCGTTCTACTTTAGGATATTCAGTAGTTCGTAATACACGATTACCATTTGAATCTTTTTTAATTATTGTACTTTTATATCTCATTTTATTATGCCCGTTATAAAGTTTTAGCCCAACCAACATCTACACCCGCACTAGTCCTATCAGGAGAAGATGTGGACCCGTTTTTAGGATCGTTAGTACCAAATGTACCATAATTTCCACTACCAGCACCACTATCTGTTAACCAAGGCACATCATAATGTTTACCTACTGTCTGTGGTAAATATCTACCAACATAAACAAAATTAACACTAACATTGAAAAATTGTGGTATTTGAAATCCCTCGTCAATTTCCCAAGTAGTATTATCTTCTGTCGAAATACTGATATTATCAAAATATCCTGGAGTATTATTATACAAATCACCAACAGTTAAATAAATATATGGTGCAACTGGTCGCTCTTCTACATCATTTGGTATCATTTTTTTAAATGTAGGATATCCCAATCCCATTAAATAATTCATTTTTTCTTGAATGATTGGTATTTCTTGTTTAGAAAATGCTGCAACTTTAAAAGTTAACCCAACTGTTCTCGAAGTTTTTGTGTAGATATGAACTTCATCAGGTCTACCAATATATGCTTCTTTTGCCCACTCTGGAGTAACAGTATCTGTTATAGCACCTAAATGTGCTGGAAAGATTAACCATTTTCCATTAACTGCATCTCTAATTTTAAATTTTATAAAATCTTTTGGTAATGTGTTACCTGGAGTACCAACTGCATAATCCAAATCGCCAAATTTACCACCATAGGCGACTTGTAATTGATTCGATACTCCTACGGAATAAATACCATCTCTTGACTTTATTTTCCCCCTACCTAAATTATAATCTGCAGCATATTCAAGTAATTTTCCTTTGACATCCACATCTGTATTAACTATTGTGGGGTAACTAACTTCTTGTCCAAAACCATCATCTTCAGCTGTTTCAATAACATTTCCACCAGGAGGAGAACCATCTGAATCATCCGCAAATGAAATATCACTAGCATTTTTTGTATTTATTTTAAATTCTGTTAAATCACTATATTGAGTAATTAATTTACCACCTAAATTACCATCTTCATCTAAATCCCCACCAAAAGGTCCTTTCATACTCTTATGTTGATGTTTAGGATCTGTCCAAGCTGTTTGAAATAATCCTAAAGCAGATAATGGACCTGGATCGTCATGACTAACATCACCTAAAACTATTCTTGTTTGATGTAAATCTGTCATTTTATTTTCATCTGGTAATTGAACACCTAAGGCTGCACTTCCTCTACCAAGAATTTTATCAAAAAGACTTTTCTCTTCTACAACAGCGTCTTGGTCTTGTGGTTTTGTTTTTGGATAGGATGGTGGTTCTCTAAAATCTGTAAAATTGCCCTTTGTATGTCTTGGTAAATTAACATAAGGAACTAATGAACCTAAAGAACCTAATGGATTAAAAATTCTATTTTCACCTCTAGCATTTTGTGCAGTTAGTAAAAATTGATTAGCATTCCACATAATACCTTTAGCAGTCAAATTCCACTTACCTATTCTAATTACATCTTCTGCGGTTCTAACTATTTTAAATGGTAAAATTGTAATAGCACTATCTACTACCCAATCCAAAGAATCATACCTATCCCCAATCTCCTTTATAATATATGGTGATTCAGAACCAAAAACTTCTTGATTAGCATTACTAACATAACCAGGTCTCAATCCAGCATTCCCACCAAATTTTATATATTCATCTGTAATTTCATAAGGAGCATCATAAGTGTCTCCATCAATATCTTTAAATTCTTTTTTATCTGGTAATGCCCCATATGGATGATCTTCACTAAACATTGGAATTAGAGGTTTGTTTGGAACTTTAGAGACATACTCACTTGATTCTTTTGGTTGAACATCACCTTTGTTTATTCCAGGTTCTACTGACTCTTTAGATTTAGCTACTTTTTTATAATCAACATTAAGTATTTTCAAATCTGGTTTTGATTTTATTTTAGGTGGAGAAGTATCTCTTATACCATCATAGTCATCATCTGTTCCCAATACATTAGACTCTATATCACCATATAAACTTGTTTTTCCATCAAATGTTAAATCCCCCATACCAACAAAATCTGAAGTTCCTTTATGTTCTTTACTTATAGTAAATCCTACCGCATGGGTATTGTAAAAATAATCAACACCCGTACTTGAAGTTTTAAAATTATAATCATTACCACTTCCAATAATATATTCGGTTTCATCTTTAGTATTTCTCTCTATGGTAAATCCTGTTTGGTTAGTATCTTCGAATTTACTATAACCAACTTTCTGTTTAAAATTAAAATCACCACCACTACCAACCACAAATTCAGTTTTATCCTTTGTATTTCTTTTAGTAGTAAATCCAGTCGCATTATCCTCTCCAAAATATTCATCATGTTTTTGGCCTACTTTTTTATAGTTAAAACTTGAAATATCTGTTAACATATCTATTAATGGCATTTTCGTTTCCTATTAATCTTGTTTTAAGTTTTCTGTAGTTTTATTTAATTTCTCTAATGCTGCAAGTAATTCTAATTGGTTTTTTTCGTTTTGTCTTATTGCGGCATCATTTCGTTTATCATTACTTTTGTAGATACCATCTTTGTCTAATCTCTCTTTTCTAGTCTCAAGTATAGCTCTCTGTTTTCTTAGTTGATCTAATTGTTCTTGTTTACTTGGACCTCCAATTGACTTTCCTTCTTTTGCTGCCTTATTCAATTCTGCCTGTTTTTTCAATCTAGCCGTATCTTCTTCTTTCTTCTTCTTATCCATTGCAGCTTTCATCGCGGCCTGTTCTGCAGCTTTCTTTGCTGCTTGATGTTTAGCCTTATCATCAATATTCTTCTTTTCTTTTTGTATATTTTCCCTTTCCATTTTTGTTAAATTTTCACTGGTTTTATTTGCCATATCTACTGAATCTTTAGAGGCCTTGCTTACATCTCTTGCAATCATGGCAGCATCTATAGCTACCGACGCTGCAGTTCCTATACCAGGTATTATGGCAGCAGCCCCACTGGCAACTTCACCTAAAGCTCCCAAAGCATCTCCCTTCATTAATCTACTAGCCGCAAATCCTAATCCAGCAATTAACCCGACACCAGGTATCTTCTTTAAAAGTTTTCCCCCAACATTCTTGGCCACCGATGTTACCGCCTTACCACCAACTTTTTCGAACATCTTCGCACCCATTTTTTTAAGACCACCTTTACCACCTACTTTAGTCAAAGTTTTTTGAATAAGACCCTTTGAAGATTTCTTAAAAGCTCCACTCTTTGCTACTTTTTTGCCGATATTCAAAGGATTAACTCTACTACCAGCAATACTAGTCATAACACCCCCAATCAATCCTTTACCTTTCTTCAAACCTTTAAAGAGTTTACCGAAACCGCCTTGTGCAAGTGTATTAAGAGTTATGGCTGCAATTAAAGCATACATTGCAACTTTTAAAGCATTATCAGCAGTTAATAAATTTCTCATCATCAAAGTACTTTCATCCATAGACTTTTTCAACTTTTCTTCTGAAGTTTTATCTGGTTCTTTCATTTCCAATTTACCACTTGTCATCTTAGCCAATTCGTCTGCACTTACACCAATAGAATCAGCAAGAGCTTGTCTTTGCATAACATTCATTTTTTGGAATTCAGCTGCACCCCCTATTTGGTCCATAATACTTTTTGTAGCTCCCTCTAAATCACCACTCAATGCTAATTCTCTAGCCTTATTATAATTTAATTGTTTACCAATCAACATAGAGGCTTCCATCTCGGCTTGTATGGAAGATTCAAAGTTTAATAATGAATCACTCATCTTTACCAAAGTACCAAGTTCCATTCCTAATTTTTTAGCAGCAACGGCAGCTCTAATCATATTTTTACCACCATCTTGACCATATTTAGCAAAATTTTCAGTATTGGCGGCTATGTCTGCCATAATTGCTCCAGGGGCAACATCATTAGCAATAGCCAATTCAGCACCAAACTTCATAGTATTTAATGCAGCATCTTGCGACTCAGCTCCAACCCCTTCCATTTGTTTCATTACTTTAGCAGAGGTTTCCATTGAAATATTAAGACCTTTTTCAAATACTCCCATTTGTTTTATAGTAGATTTTTGTATCGAATCCATTGTACCAAATTCACCCACAATAGCACCAACTGCCTTTTGAGAATCATAACCTAATTTTGCAGAATGAGAAAGTCCTGGACCAAATTTATTCCACACTACAGAACTAGCAGTGGTCATCCTCTTCGTCAACTCATCTGCCTGTGCTAAACTAGCTCCAGTAGATTCTTGGTATGCCTTAGATGCATTGACCATTTTTTCATACAATTTTACTATACCAATTAATGCCGCACCAACTGCCATCCAGGGATTTTTCATCAAGGTTTTCACCATAGCCTTTGTCATAGCAAGCATTTGTTTAGACTTTTCTGCTATATCACCAGTTATAGATACTAATTTTTTTCTAGCTGCCTCTTCAGATTGTATTGCTCTAGCTGTTTTTTGATTAGTTTCTAATATGGCCTGTTCAGTTGATAAAGATTTTATTAATGCCTCCTTTTCATCTTCCGTAAGACCAGTAGTATCTGCCTTAATACGCTCTATTTCTTCATTAATCGATCTACTTTTTTCTTGAGATTGATTAATATTATAATTAATAGCTGCACTCTTTTCTTCAGCACTTATTCTATCACCAACTACTCTTAATATCTCTTCGTTTCCCTGTGCTTTCTTTTTTAAGATACCAATACCTTTTTTTTGTTCTTTAATGTCCTTTCTTGTATCTGCAAGTTCTTTTTTTAGTTCTTTTCTTTTTTCTCCAGATGAATGTCTTATCTTTTCCTTTAATTCAGCTTCTTTTTCTATAAGGTCTTTTTGTATGTTAAGTGCTTCTTGGTAAACTCGAGCTGCTTTAATTCTGGCTTTATCACTCTTAACTTGCTTTTCCTTTAGTTCGGAGCGTTCTCGTTCATCAGCTAAAATTTGAGACTCCAAATCATTTAATTCTTTTTTGAGTTTTATTTCTTTTTCAAGATTAGCCATTACTTACTCAAACCTAATACAGATAGTACTTTTTGTTTAAAACTTTTAGGATTTTGTTTTATACTCTTCATATGCTTTTTTATCAAAGCTGCTCTTCTTGCTGCAAAACGGTCATCTGCAGATTTACCAATTGCAGTCATGTTATCGTCAGCATTTTTATTTATTTGGTCAATCACATCATCAAAAAAGTTATCTAAAAATCCTTCTTGGTGTAATTTAATTAATTTAGCCTTAGTAGCTTCTGTCATTGTAATTTTCATAATATTTTCCTTATAAATGAATAGAAGTATTCAATAATAAATATTAAAAAACAGAATTTTATAAGCTACCGCCAATTCGTTTATTAGCATCTTCCTGTGCCTTATTTTCCGCTTTTTTCAAATCAATAAGTTGTTTTAAATAAAAGTTTCTCAAATGGAGTGGCATACTATACACTTCACTATGTGTAAATCCGTTTGAATGATGACAGAGGAGAAATATCTCCTCATGAACTACTTTCTTATAACTCGGAGTCAGGCCAAAAAAATCGAACTCCCATTGGTACTTCTACCGTGTGGAGCTCTCCTATTTGACTTTTATATTCTAATTTAAATTCAACATCTGGAGTAATGGTTTCAACATATTTACGATATTCTCTTGTATCTAATGCTAAAAATTGATTATCAACAAAATCATTAATTTTCATAACATCTGTTTCACCATCTACTGAAATGAGTTGTTTCTTTAATCTTGTAGTTAAAGTTTTATCCACTCCAGTAACTTTTGTTAATTTCTCTATAGCCTTCAATTCACTATCTATCGCTCTTTCATCTTTATGTGTTAACAATTTAAATTCAAGTTTCCTTTTACTATTAGGTAGTGTATATTCGAATTTATTTTCACCTGGAGTAAATAATTTACTATTAAATTTAGTATGTTTCATTGCAGTTAAATCAAATGAATGTTCAACCTCTAATCCAGTATCTGGATCTGTTATTTCAACTACATATTCTTTACCATAACCCAATACTCTTGTACCTACCATTAATGCGTTTTTATCACCAATAAACAAATCATCTAATTTTACATCAGGATCTGCAATAACTGACTCTAATACTCTATCAATTACTAATCCCTTTTCTATTAGATTAGTTGATGTTAATATATCTTCTTCTTTAGCGGTCATGTATTTTACATCTATTTGACCTGAACTTAATGGATGGTCTTTTGGGTATAACAAACCTTTAGACGGCAATGAAAGCACTTCTGTAGGAAATGCGTATTTCTGTTCTGACATTATATTCTCCTTGTGAGTTTTAAAACCTATTTTAAATTATAACTATATTAATAAATAGAAAGGACTTCTATTTTTTACCAAACTTTTCTGCAGCTGTTACTCCTAAACCGACAACGGTTATGTACATGAAACATTCTAATATTTTATCTTTGACCTCAAATGCTGTAAAGGTATCTGCACCCCAACAACATATTAACATGAAAAACGATGCGAATCCCACAAATCTCTTTGATGATATTTTCGCATCGCTTGACAACATTTCTCTTAAAAATTGCATTCTTAATCCTTTAGTATGATAAGATAGCGTAATCGTATCGGATAGTTAATGATATATCTGTAATAGCAGCTGCTTCATCCATCGATAAATCACCAAAATTGGCAGCAGTTAAGAAAGCACCTTTCAATACCCATTCCTCAACTTTATCACCTACTGGACCTAAAAGATTAAATTTAATTTCTTTCTTATAAAAATCACTATACCCATCACGACCTGTTACTGATTCTTTATGTAATCTTACCCATTCCATTACTGCTTGAGCACCACTTGGAACAATTGGATCGTATAAAGTACATTCCATTGCCTGCCATGTTCCTCTACCTTTAATATATCGTGTAGTATTAATATGGTTCAACGCTATTTCCTCAAATTGAATCTGTGGTCTAGCCATAGTTTTTACAAAATATGATGGAATACCCTCTAAGTACATCACGAACCGATTTTTCTGTTTCGGTTCAAACGGGGTAAAAAAGATTTCGTCTGCATTTAAAATATCAGCCATTATATTCTCCAAAAGTTAGGTTTTGTTATACATTAATAAATATAAGAAAAGTAAAAAAAATGAATAGTGGTATAGTATCATTATTAGAAGTTTTTTTGAAGTTATTTATAAAAAGAAAAACCCCACTAAAAAAGTGGGGCTTCTCAATGCGTTTATATGTATAAGTTAGACTTACTCTGGGAACGCAGCTCCAGTAGGTAAGATTACAAAATCCAACACAATGAACTCGGCAGTTCTTGTAGGTTGGATAAAGATTTGTCCGACCAATTGGTTTCTATCTACAACATCTGGAGTGTTATTGGAATCATCCATTACCACTTTAAATGCTGACAAACCACTATTTGCTTGAACTGATTCTAAGAAAGGATTAACTATTCCTAAGAATCTGTTACGAGTAGCAGCAGTGTTTTGTTCAAAGACTAAGAATCTTGAAGAACTTGCAATAAACTTACGAAGTCTAATTAACAATCTTCTTACATTGATTCTATCCAATGCAGATGGTTTACCTTGTAGTGTCTTTTGTCCGAAAACAACAACACCTTGTCCAGGAAAGGATGCTATTGGATTAACACGACCTTCATACAACTCATCTCTTTCGGTATGTGTCAATCTTGTTTTAGCTTCTAATACTGAACCTAAACCACCACGATTCAAACCAGCAGGTGCAAACCACTCATGTGCCACACTATCTGTAAAAGATATTACACCAGGTAATACTACAGAAGGCGGAACCCACATTGGTTTATTTTTTACTGAATCAAGTATTTTAACCCAGGGATAATATACAGCAGAATAATTGGTATCAATACCATTTATATCAGCAACTGCATTTGAAACACTTCTACCCCATCTTGAACCATCCATCACATAGAAAGCATCTGCTCTCTGTTCAACTTTTGATATAGCATGTTTGGTAACTCCACTATGATATTCGTGTATAATACCAGGTGTTACTAATAGATTAATATCAAATTCATCTGGATTTGAAACAGCATTTATAGCTCTTTTATACCCAACTGAACCACTTTTATTAGTTCCACTACAATCCAATCCTTGTGTATTAACAGAAGAAATATCATTACCAGTATTTTTACTTACTGTTGGATCAACTCCATTGAAACCACCTTGAAATGGAACAACAAATTTTCTCTGTTGTTTTGCAGATAGTGATAATGAAATAGCTTCAGCGGCATTTGAATATGTATCAGCACCAATTGCACTAGCACCAGCTGAACCTACCATATTTTCTAATGAAAATGCAATATTAGCACCAGCTACAGCATTACTTGGAATAGGTGCAAGATATTGTTGGTTATCATAAGCAGTTGAACCAAAATCCCAACCATAATATACATTTTGGTCAAATACACCTAATGTATTGGTCTGTGCAGTTACAAAACTAGCACTTGGAATAGCTGAACCTGTTACAGGATGAGATACAGCTGAAAACCCATGAGGTACTATTGCTTCATCAACACCTTGTAAATTTGTACTATAATCACTAATGTAAATATGAACTGATTTATTTGGCCAATCACCATTGTAGGTTAATTTACCTTCTGAATCTATTGTTACATATCTATCACCAATTGCTCTTGGTAAAAAATTACCAGAATCTGGATCGAAATTTAAATTAGCCCATTGTTCTAATACTTCTCCATCATTATTTTGACCTGGATTATTTCTTAATACTTTCAATGAGAAAGAACCATAATCACTACCAGGAACAGTACCTGCAGCTGCAGTATCAGATATAGCAATTTTAAATTTACTATTTACATCTTCACCATGTGAACGAGTTTTAACTTTAAATAGATTTTTAGCAGTTCCACCAACTTTCTGCGAAATGATGTATGGTGTAGTTGCATTATTATAATCAAATTTAAAATTTTCACCAGCAGAATTAGCAAACCCTACAGTAACTGCAGAATTTGATGCCTGTGTTGCACCAAATGATCTAAAACTCTTATAAACATATCCCTTAGCATTAGTGCTTGTAGGATCACTTCCAAAGATTTTAGATATAAAGCTATCTGATGTTGGATCTAGTGAAGCACTATATCCTGTAGCACCACCACCATCTGTAAGATTTAAAACAAAGGATGCCTTAGTACCACCAGCTGAAACTGTTGCAGCACTAAAATCTTGAGCTTGAGCACCTTGACTTGGTTTAATTACAGCAGCAACCTCACTATCCATAATTAAAGCTACAGATTCGTGTTGATAACCACCTAATCCCATTACACGAACAATCGTAACTGTCGGTGCATTTTTGATATACTCCTGTACGGTATAAGGTACATAGTAATCAGTTGTTAGTCCACCAAAGATATTTTCAAATTGTGCAAAACTCGTTACTTGAGTAGGTACGAAAGCAGGTCCTTTTTGTGTAGGACCTATTATCGCTGCACCAATTTCAGCAATACCTTGTGGTAGAAATGATAAGTCCTTTTCTCGTGTAAATACACCAGGACTTACTATTCTTTCACTAGCCATTTTATTCTCCCAATTAAATTAATTAAAATTTTGTGTGTTAATCACACAACAACGAGAGAAGTTTATGATTCTGCTGGTGCTTCCTCAGCTTCTGGTTGTGGTGCTGGTGTGAAAACTCCAGTCTCTGGATTCAATGAACCAGGACCATACTTTTCATTCAACTCCTCTACCAATTTCCTTTCGGTTTCTTGGTTGTCCGTATAAGCTTTATGGACAGCTTCTTCAGCATTATCCAACTCTTCTAATTGTTGATCTAAAACCAAGCGTCTAACTTTCAATGCACCAAAGTCTTGTTGAACTTTTCCATAAGTTTCTCTCAACTCACTTAAAGATTTTAACTCATCTTCGGTAAATTTAATTTCATCGGCCATAATGTAACTCCTATATTGTTTAATATTGTTTATATAATTACTTTAATAAATATAACTTAAAAATCCCAAAATGTATTTTTTTGGAAAGTTTTTTTAAATTTCTATAACTTTATACTTTCTTCCTGAACTATCCGCATCTTCTAATTCTATCATTTTCCTATATGCTGAAGCTTCACTCTCATATTCCAATGTCGCCTCACTACCAGTTACTTTTGATACATAAAGTGCATCCGAACCTGTTATATATTGTTTTACTATTCTAAATTTTGGCATTAATTATCTCCATATTTAATAAATATATAAGTTTTATATTTTCGTAATACTATTAAGAATAAGTTTTAATATGTTCAACCAAATCACTATGATTTTTTATTTGATTTATCATGGTTGAATCTGATGTTTCAAAGAATACTAAACCAATCATATCACTATCTATATCATTCAATAACCGTGAGGCACAACCAAAGTTTATCTCATGTCCTGTGTTGATTTCATAATCTTCATCAATTTCTTTGTATTGAACTCTTGCTAAAACTCCTTTACCAAAATGTTCTTCATAATAATCTGTATATGGCATTATATTTGCTATTCCCTATAAGTTTTAAAATAATTAACTCTATTATCAGTTCCACTTGTACCACTTTTTGCTGTCCAAAATCTATATCCATAGAATTGTGTATAAGCATTAGTAGCTTCTTTAGTATTACTCATAACAGAAGTTCCATCTATTGTCATATTCCATAGATTACCTGAAGTTTTTGTTATTTTACATACATGATTAGTATTATATGAAAATGAACTATTTGATGTTTGAACAACAGTTGTTTGTGAACCAGAACTACCCCATCTTTGCCATCTTATATATCCACTTTGATCATCAAATGTAAATGCATATATTTTAAAATTACTACCACCACTATTCCAAGTACCCGTAGGAACACTTGAACCAGCCTCTAATACAAATCTTAAATCTTTATTACCAGCACTTGCAATGTAAAATCCAAATTCCCAACAAAATTTGACACCACTAACACTAATACTTGCTTGAGACAATGAATCTCTTTTATCTACTTGAGTAGTTCTCCATTGTGAATGATTAGAATTAGAGGTATTAGCCATTTTTATATAATGATTACCTGAATGATAAGATGTAGCACCACCTAAAGTTGACCATAGTGGTCTTACTGATGTACTGGCACCACTTGCATCACCACTAGCATCCCCAGCAGTTAAACTATCCCCTAAAGTAGTAGTATTAAAATTAGCTCTTGTTGATGTTGGTGTTCCTTGAAAATCATCTACCATATAACCAGCAATACTAGCTTCATCATGGTCATAACTATAAAATTCACTCATAGCATGTGGGGCAATAACATTCGGTCTATTTGCCGATATATTTCTTGTATTTATAGTATCATCAGTTCCATTAGACAAATTTGTTAATGAAATATTACTATGACTAACACCTAAAGAATAATTATTATTTTCTACTTCTCTTTTGATACCTCGTAAAGATAATTCACCACTACTTGGAACTGCCATCTTTCAACTCCTGTATTTCAGATTTCAACTCCTCTATTTGTTTCTGTTGTTCTTTAACACTCTCTATCAATAATCCAACCAATCTATCATGACGAACACCTAAATGTCCATCTTCTCTTTCCTTTACTAATTGAGGTAAAACTTTTTGTACATCTTGTGCAATAATACCACTATCTTTCGTACCTTCTTCATAAATATCTTGTTTATCATTCCACTCATATTCCACACCTCGTAGTTTTTTCACCTTTTCTATTGGATTTTCAATAGTCTTAATATTCTTCTTTAATCTTTCATCAGAACTATAATATGCGACAACATCGGTAGCACTTCTTATCACACTTGATGCATATAATGTTCCTGTTATCTGAACAGTATGGCCATTATCAGCAGTATGTGAACCCATGTGTATTCTACCATTACTTCTAATACGCATCCTTTCTACTAAAGATGATGCGGCAGAAGCATTGTTCATAGTGTAAAACCTCAATGATGGATTTAGAAAACTTGGACTTCCCTGCTCCATTATTGCGGCAATTTGTGCTGTATATGCACCATCATTTCCTTGTCCTAATCGTATAGCAGTTCCTCTTTCAGCGACAGTTGCACTATTATTTGAAAGTAGAAGAGGGACACTCAGTCCATTAGAATCATTTTTAACATGAAGTCTCACATTAGGACTTGTGGTCCCGATGCCGACATTGCCTGAACCATTTATTCTCAATCTCAAAGCACTATTTGTGTAAAAGTCCATATTATTATTACCACTTCTAGCAATCACACCTGTTCCATCTACATAAAGATTATTTGCAATATTAACAGCTGCACCAAATGTTGCATCACCAGTAGCTCTTAGAGTACCAGCAACATCTAATTTATATGAAGGATTTGTGCCATCTCCGATTCTAAGACTTCCGCCTTCTATTAATTTCATAGCAACACTTCCACCAACATCCCATCTATGATAGCCAGCTGTTGTGTTATTCATATCTGCTGAATATTCGAAACCAGCGTTTCCACCAGCTATAATTTGATGTTTTAATCCACTAATATCCGTATCTTCCCACATTATAGCAGGAGAAGCAGCTGCCAAATGAAGTAATCTATCAGGAGTAGATGTCCCGATGCCGACATTACCCATAGCAACTAAAGCTGGTCCTGTACTATCTTGTTGGATTTTTAAAGCTGTTGTACCAGTTGCACTTACATGGTCGTTTACTATTTCAACCAGATTCCTTGTACCTGTGTCTGAACTATTTGAACCTAAATACGCTATTCTTCCAGTTGTTAAATTATTTGCTCCGTCTACATTAAAAACAGAACCAGCAGTATTAGCTGGTTGAGGTATGTAAATGCTTGAGTTTGTAGTTGCTTCTGAATCTATATAAAGTGCTGCATTATTACCATCCTGATCTAGTTCTAATCCATAATAACCTTGATCTTGTTCAATTTTTATTCCAGATATTGCTCCAGTTGCATTTTTTACAGATAATTTAGCTGCAGCAGGATTGGTGTCTCCGATGCCGACATTGCCATCATATCGAATACGCATTCTTTCAGTTGGTGCGGCATCTGATGTTGAATTTCTTAATCCAAAAACTATAGAACCTTGTCCGTAAGCAGTTGCACTTTGATTATGATAAGAAATTACTGCTGGTGCATAAG